GAGTTATGTACGCTAAGGTTGCTGAAGTCGCTACAAGCGGTCATTCTGCCGGTAGTGCTACTATTAATGTTACATCATCTACTCACCCCGTCCTAACAGGCGATATACAAGAGATTTTTATTAGAGATGGGTTTAACTTTACTTCTTTAGGAACAGTCAATAATGTAACAACCGGAACACCACCGACTATTGTTTTAACAAGTACCTATGCTACACAATTAGCAAATGCTACTGATTTATATTTACCTACATACAAATATCCAACATACATTGAGCAAATGTTTCACATAGGATGCACATATAATAACAAAACAAAAAAGATTTCTATTTACTTAAATGGAGTTAATATAAAAGAGGAAACACATACTGCCGGAGAAACAGGAGATTTTTCTTTTGCAAGGACTGATACCTATTTAGGTTCTAATGGATTAAATGATATGACAGTAAGTGGTATTAATGATGCCGCTAATTCCGGCACTGCAACAGGAAAAAGCGGTGCTAATACTTGTAAACAATTTATGGGAGAAATGCACGAAATAGCAATATCAAATAAGATTAGAGAGTTTGCTGAAGTAGACAACCTTATGCCAAATTACAACAATACCCTTCTTTACTTGAGATTTGAAGAGGTGGATTTATGACCCGTATTTTTGCTGAATCAAATGAAGTAGTTACTGAAGCAGTGAATACGAATAGTAACACTACATTATCTAATGTAGGTGGAGTTTATTATGTTGGTATGGGAGTTACAGGGACAGATATTCCCGATAACACATATGTTTCTGCTACGGCTTTAGGTTCAAATCAAGTAACTATTTCAAATACTGCAACCGGTACTACTGCTATTACTGCCACATTCAATAAAACCAATTACAATGTTCCTACTAATCCTAAGTTTAGAACCTTTGGTGCCTATTCTGGAAGTGAACGACTATACACTATTATTTATGGAGATGCTACTAATACAAGTGATACCATTGCCATACAAGGTTCGGGTAGTAGTAAAGAGTATTCTAATTTAGAAACAACAGAAGGTTTTAGAATTAAAAACTATCACCCGAATACTTTTACGGGATTAAATCTCAGCGCAGTTGATTTAACTACACATAATTATTTTGTCCTAATACATTCTGATAATCACTTACTTCACCACTTTGCTAAAGTTACTAAAATTAACACAGACGATTCTTTAGGGGATTCTTTTGAGTTCACTCCATCTTTAGGTACTGAAATAGAAGAAGGTACTAAGTTTATGGTATTCAAAGGGCCATCGGTAAATAGTAATATTTTTGCAATATCGGCAGGTATTAAGCGTGAATTACAAGATTCTTTAGTTTGTGCAAAACCATTGTTTTATTTCTTTGATGATGAATTAGATAAAGAAGGACAATTAGACCATAACACAAAATACTTTCAAAGATTTATCGGCAGTACATCAGTAGGTACAATATCGCCTACTCTTCATAATACATTTGTTACTGTTTCAGATAATGGGTTTGTTATCAAAGATTATAGCAAATATACAATGAATGTTAAAATGGTGGATAATCTAAAAGATTTGGATTACCCTGCTTATGTTGAAAACTTTGCGGGTAATCCTGCGGCTTTACCCCATGAATATGATTCCTCCGATTATAATATACTTACTATTCCTAATGTTTTTACTGATTATAATGATTGTTTTCCTAACGCAAGAAGAGATGGTGATTTAGATGTTGAGCCTCTAAGTGACATATCTTATACAGGGCCAACAAGATATGTTCATTATGATTTTTCACCAACTAAAGCAAATAAAGCATACAATACTTTTGATTTAATTTTAGAAGAATCTATTGGTAAAAGAGGAAGTTATGTGGAGGGCAAAGCGATAGATAATAAAAGAATCCTCAAACAAAAAAACTCTGTATTTGATAAGTTAAGAGTTAGGCATAGATTACATAGAGCCAAGTTTAATGATTGGTTTGCGCTAAAAGCCACAATGAAACAAAATACTGCCACCACAAATGAATACACTTTTACTACTGAATATGATTTAAGTGAATTATTAAACGATGGAGATGAAGTTAGAATAGGCTCTCATATCTATATTATTGACAACATTGATGCTATTAATAATTCAGGAAGTACAGGTAAAGAACAAGATATAACATTTAGAGCAGAAATAAGAAGAGAAACTACATCTGAATTTACTTCAATAAGTTATACATTAAATGAGGGGGATGTAATTTATCGAAGAGCGTGGAATCTAAATGATTCTACATTATTGACTAACTTTGATATTTTAGAGAATAGAAATAGCAATCTATATGTTAAATTAATCTCAGAAGAGTTTGGTTTTTTAGAAGCAATCGTTACTAATTCAAATTCAAATAAGCAATTACTTACCCTACAATTCGATAGTAATGCACCGTTTAATAATACAAATAGGTCAATATCTATACTTGACTATATGGATGGTTCTTACTACATAGAAGTAGAAAAGTTTTCTGGTGTTATTGAAAAATTAAGGAGTTATAAAGACAAAGATACGGGCCAATCATTTTTAGAGTATTCTGGTCGTTCTGATGTTAGAAACCTTCTTGGCCCTTCTATTAATAAAAATACTTTGCATTCACAAGACATTATCTATTCTACAAATAGTATGTTTAATATCGGTACTGACCTAAGCAGTGGTGCTATAACTCAATGTGCTTTTGATAACGATGAAGTTATATTTACTAATAGTTGTACGAGTAATTTACAAGTTGGAGATAAGTTATTTTGTTGGCATAACACCCATTTGACAGTTTCATAC